GAATTTTTGGTTCGTTGACGAAACATATGGTTGATAATCGGTTGAAGACAGGCGTAGGCATAGGGTTAAATCCTTACGTAGATTTTGATGAAATTGCAAGGCAGCTGAAGCCGCAGGAAGTAACTGGAGACATTGATTTTTCAAAATGGGATGGTTCAATAAATCGCAGATTGATGGACGCTATTGGAGAAGTCTTGCTAAAACGATACAAAGGGGCGTATGGTTATATGATACCTTTTTTAGTAAGCACTGCTTCACAAAGCATGGTTTTAATAGGTGATGAATTATGGGCCACGACGCACGGGTTGCCTTCTGGTTGTTGGTTTACGTTGCTTATGAATTGTTTGTTCAATAAAGCTATAACGGCTTTGACCATATACAGAAATAAATCAAACCCCACTGTGCGAGATTTTCAAAAAGTTGTGGATTTTGTTGTAGGTGATGACAAGCTTATTGGAGCTTCCGGGGAATTGGCAAACGTATTCAATTTGCACACAATAAACGACACGGCTACATCATTAGGAATGACGTGCACCAACGGAGATAAAACTCCGATCGTGCATAAGCATCAACCTTTTGAGAAGTTAACGTTCGTTAAGCGTCATTTTCGTTATAACCCAGAATTCAAGAAGTATGTAGGCATGTTAGATTTAGAAACCTTATTTGGAACTTTGCAATACGTGAATAAGAAAAGCCCATATGATGAAGCCATATTAGGAAAAGCGAACGCGGTGCTAATTGAATCGAGGTTGCACAGCAAATCGTTGTCGAATGAGTTTAGAGATATTTTTGACAAGTATCCCGAAACTAAACACACGTTGAGTGATGCGGCTATTTATGACATTCTGAGTAGAGGTGAGTACAAGACGTACCTACGGTACGCTGGCAAGCCTATACTACCTGGATTCGAATAATCACCTAGAGTCTAGCGCGGACTTTAACAGCGCAGTTGATTACTAATAATCCTCTGTCGTGGGAGTATCCACGTCTGACAGTCTTTCTGCGAGACTGTTTTAAGGTAAGCAGAAAACCTTGGTGTGGGTATATCACATCCGACAATCTGCTGCGAGATTGTTTCAAAAATAAGTAGCAGTTTGCCACTATAGGCAGGATGGCAACCTACAGCCCCACAAAGTTATTACGTTCTAATTTTTCGGACCCGCCAATCATGGAGAAGCGATGAACTTTGTGGATGATAATCGGCGTTAGGCACTGGTGATTCAAAGTGTCATTTAAAACTAGTGAATCAGCAATATAAATAACAACAAAGCCAGTAAAGGCTCTAAAAACGCAGTAGGCTCTGCATCAAAGTCAAACAACAAAAGCAACAAAGCTGAGTCGCAGTCGAAAACCGATATAAGTGAGACTATGCGATTGGGCGAGGCAGTAATGAAACGGTGCAAACCAAGCAAGTTGCACACGATAAGGGAATTTTTCTCACAATCTTCACAAGTGAGTAGCGCAGATTCATTGATGGTGCGGCAAAGTACAACTGAGCCAGCGCCTTCAGTAGCGTCAATGGAACTGGAGTGCAATCCAGTCATGCAATCCAACTACAATTTAGTGACTACAAAGAATTGGTTGCCTTCAGATTATAAAGTTGATGCAAGCGCGTTACTAGGAAGACCGTTCTTCATAGGAAACGTAGAGTGGCCGACAACAG